CTCTTATCGTTGTAGATAACCTGATGGATATCTCCAATGATGGGGGAGAAGAGTTTGCGGGTATGCGCTCTACAATAAAGGAGTTGAAGTACCTCGCAAGAGATACTAACTCCGCAATTATCGTACTACATCACACCAAAGAGTCGTATGTAGGTAACCCGTGTCAGCCTCGCAGTGCCCTTCAGGGCATGGTTGCGCAGTTACCTGCTCTGATTTGCACGGTAGGTTCCGACGCGCCAGGATATATAGCCGTCGCGCCCGTAAAGAACCGATATGGTAAGGCAGACCCTTCAGGGGGTACGGCTCATTGGTTACAGTTCAACCCGGAGATAATGGACGTATCAGATATCCCAGATAGGTCCTAATGTCCAGACCAATCTCAGAACTCAAACCGAGTTACGACAAGGCGATGGATATCCGTGGTAATCCAACTACGGTGTGCATCTGTGGGAGTTTCGTATGGAATCTCAAGGTAGTCTTCGCTGAAGATAATACCATTGGGATGTATTTTCTAGATATGGAGTGTGCTGACTGTGGAACGCAGGCAACGGCACCCATTGAGGAGTAACAATGAAACTATCAACAGTATCAACACTAAGCGCGATTGCGATATTTGTGGCTTCTATGCCCCCGGCTGTGGGTGCGTTAGTCACAAAGAAGAATCAACCAGTACAACTGGCTTTGACGGGAGAAACAATTATCCCAAGCCCTAAATTGGTTGCTCAGTCAGTCGCACGTAAAAAACTAAATAAGATGTTTGGCAAGCAGGCTAGACAAGAATGGAAAGCACTTGCCAAGTTATGGGGTAAGGAATCTGCTTGGAATTGGAAAGCAAAGAATCCTCACTCATCAGCCTATGGTATTGCTCAAGTATTGAACACACCATTGGACTCTACAATTGAATATCAAATTAATAGAGGACTTAAGTACATCGTTCATCGATATGACACGCCTACAAGGGCGTGGGCCTTTTGGCAGAGGAACGGCTGGTACTAATGTCAAGTAAGTCCAAAATCAAAGGGTCGCAAGCAGAACGCGATGTAGTCAAGTATCTCCAAGAGTGGTTCCCGTATGCAGAAAGACGGCTTGCGGGAGCCACTTTAGATAAAGGAGATATCTCTGGTATCAATGGTGTCTGCATAGAGATTAAGAACCATGCCAAGTTAGACCTTGCTGGCTGGTTAGCAGAATTAGAATTAGAAACGAAGAATGCGAAAGCATGGACAGGTGTTGTCATTCATAAACGCAAAGGCAAAGGAAGTCCTGCTGATTGGTATGCTACACTTCCGGTGTCAGTATGGGTAGAACTGTTGCGGAGGGCGATGGATGGAAAAGCCTGATATATCAGTGATTTTAGAGCACTACGGCGCCCGAGTCCCTACAAGACGTGGGTGGTTCTCTATGAAGTGTCCTTTCCATGACGATAGGCACAATAGTGCTTCAGCGACAAGAGATGATAACGCATTCTGTTGTTTTGCCTGCCAAGTAAAGGGCGATGGATATGCTATAATTATGGCTAAAGAAGGGGTGGGGTTTAGTGAAGCAGTCAACATCGCAAAGAGAATCTTTAATGAGAGCGGCAAAGTATTACCACAGCGCTCTCGCAGAAGCGGAGGATTATCTCGCAGAGCGGGGAATCACAATGGAAGCAGCGGAGAAGGCACGCTTGGGCGTCGTCTTAGACCCGCTAACGGGGCATGAACAATATGTCAACAGGTTGGCTATCCCGTATCTCACGAAGTCAGGTGTTGTTGACATTAGATTCCGAAGCCTCGGCAACGAAGAACCAAGATACATGGGACTTACTGGTGCAACGACACGTTTGTATAATGTGGGCTCGTTTTTCCGTGCATCGTCATACATATGTATTTGTGAAGGTGAAATCGACACGATTACATTGGATTACGTCTGCGGTATTCCAGCGGTTGGCGTACCTGGTGTCAATAATTGGAAGAAACATTACACTAGGCTCCTTTCTGACTTCGATAAGGTTTTCCTCTTCTCAGACGGAGACAATGCAGGTTATGAATTTGCTAAATCCCTTGCCCGAGAGTTGTCCGGTCTTATTGTCATCCAAGCCCCGGAGGGCGAAGACGTCAACTCGCTCTACAAAACGCACGGCTCAGACTACTTCAAAGAAAAGATAGCAGGTGCCCAATAATGTTACTACCTGAAGAGGGTTCTTACTTTGTATGCAAGAAAGATAATTTCAAGACCAATAATCTATTTGCTTACATGGAACACTTCGGCGTGGAATACGATTGGATGGTAAGATTAAACCATAGGTTTACATTTAACCTTTTCACTTTCCTAAGTGAGATGGCTCATTTGATAAACGAAAACAATACAGATGAGGCATGGGAGCACCTACAAAGTGCGACTTTGTTGCTCGTAAATGCTAGCGGTGAAGACTTTGACGAGTTTATCGAAGAAGCACAAGTAATCGCTGGTTCCGAAGACATGATGGAGCAGATAGAAAGGTTCCTCAATGACAGCAAAGATGAGTGAGTTAGAGCCTACTAAGTTCGAACTAGATGTATGGTCTACATACGATGAACTTGCTTTGCTCCTCCTCAAGAAGCACTTCGACTACGGACCCAAGAATATCTCCGAGAGTCCTGGTGGTCCACTAAACGGATTGCGTGTAAGGATGCACGACAAACTTGCTCGCATAAACAACTTAATAGATAACAACAGAAACCCTGAGAACGAATCCCTTGAGGATTCCTTCAAGGACATGGCTAACTACGCAATCATTGGATTGCTAGTCCTGAGAGGACAATGGAACAAATGAAAAAGTACGGTCCATACAAGGGCAGTAAGCAGAATGGTGGCAGACCAATCTATGTCTTCAAGAAAAAGAAAAAAGGCAAAACTGTCACAACATCTTCTAACAAAGCCCGTGTAGATTACGAAGAATCTACTGGTAAGTCACTTCCCCGCAAGCAGGAAGTAGACCACAAGAACAACAAAGGACGTGACGGTGATGACCGTAAGTCCAATCTTCGTGTAGTTTCCAAGAGCAAGAATGTTGCTATGGAGAACAAGCGCAGAGCCAAGAAGAAGCCTGCCAAAAAGCGAAAGAAGAAATAGTGGCTAAGAAAAAGCATAGCGTAAAGCGTGTAGTAGTCTTATCAGACATACAGGCTCCTAGCCATGATGCTAGAGCCATAACAGCACTACAAGACTTCGTATATGACTTTGAACCTGATGAGTTGTACTGCGTTGGTGATGAGGCTGATAGCCCTGAACCATCTCGTTGGAACAAGGGTAGAGCAGGCGAATACGCCAAGACTTTACAATCCGGTTTAGATAAGACATCCGAGATTATGGAAGGCTTCAAGGATGTACTAGGGGACAAGCCCTTTCACGTAATGAGGAGTAATCATGGGGATAGAGTCAGAAACTACATTGATAGGTACGCCCCTGCGCTTGCTAGCCTCCGCGCTTTGGAATATGAGGAATTGCTCAGATACCGTGAACTCGATATTAAATACCACGATAAAATCTGGCAATTTGCCCCAGGATGGGCTCTTGCCCATGGAGACGAGGGAAACCTTATACAAACTTCGGGGGGAACTGCGCTTAGCCTTGCGAGACGTATCGGATTATCTGTCGTATGTGGACACACCCACAGACAAGGTGTCCAACACTATCATGTCGGGTACAATGGGAGAATTAGTGCAAGACTATTTGGAGTTGAAGTCGGACACCTAATGGACTTGAACAAAGCAGATTATCTAACTACTGGTGCCGCTAACTGGCAACAAGGATTCACGGTTCTGTATATTCGCAGGACTAATGTTACGCCGGTTAATGTACCAATCATTGGACGTTCTTTTACTGTGGAAGGTAAAACTTACGCATGGTAATAGAAAAATACGAAGGACTCGTTGGCGCTATCGCTTACGAGTTCTCTCGTAAATATCATATGATAGAACCAGCAGATATACGACAAGAACTTTGGCTGTGGTTCCTCACACATCCGAATAAAATTACGGCGTGGGAGAAGTTAGATGAGAAGCAGACAATTAAACTTATTAGTCGCTCTCTTAGGAATGCAGCGAAGGACTATTGCCAAAAAGAGAAGGCACGCATTGTTGGTTACAATGTTGACGATAATTATTACTATGACCGTCAGGTACTGGAAATTCTCCTTCCTGCTGTTCTTAGGGGCGATAGTACTGCTCCTTCTATGGTTGACTTAGGATTTACTTCAACCAGGAAGGTAGCCTCCGAAGGAGGCAACTGGTTCGCTATGATGAGTGACATAGATAAGGCTCTCAAGAAGATGCCCGAAGAACAGTACAACATTTTGTATCTTCGCTTCGGTGATGGTATGGATAACTCAAGTCTAGCATCAGAACTACAGATATCTGATGATGCTGCTAGGATGAGAGTCAACAGAGCACTAAACAGTTTACTAAATCAAATAGGCGGGACTAGACCAAGAAGAGAGCGGGACTACAAAAATGACGAAGACAACATTGAAAGCGCCGATAACAATCGAGAAGGTCTTGACAACAGCGACGACTTTGCAGGAGAAAGCGGACTCCAAGAAGTGGATTGATGCTCTTGGTGATGATATTGAAGTAGTCCAAGACGGGATTTTTATTATTAGTTTGCTGTTGGCACAGGTTCGTTCATGGAACGAAATACATTTAGAAACAGCAAACATCTTTGGTGAAATTATTGAGGGATTTAATAGAACTATTGTCTTTGGAAAAGACGAAGACGGGGGACAGAACATCGAAACGGCTATGTCTGACGATAGCCCAACAC